ATTATAAACTTGATATAAGAGGAGCCGGGGGTGGTCCTGGGGGAAATCCGGCAGAGACCGTAGGGTTTTTATGGCATATAAATCTAGATGAAACTGCGTCACATCCAATGTGGTATTTTAGTTGTACCGCAGTTCCGAATCCTTATAATGGAAGATTAATGGTAAGCCCATTTACACAGGCTGTTTTAGATGGTTTAAATGAATGTTTAAGAACGACCCCTGTAGTTTTTCCATCCTCAATTGCAGCCAATTTAAGAAACACTTTGGATCCAATGATTAGTGAAGCAGAAAGAAGAAGAGCAGCAGCAGCAGCATCAGGACCACCAAAACCTGGAGGAGGAAAATTATTAAGAAAAAAAACCAAGAAAACCAGAAAAACAAGAAGAACCAAAAAATCTAAGAAAACAAGAAAACAATAAATAACATTGGATTTATATTATACTCTAATAAATAGTATAATATAAGATAAATTTATGTAGCATACATGAGTCCACAATTACCTCCAACAAATGTAATCATGTTTATTCTCTCTTCAAATACAGTCAAATCAAAATTGTAATTGTAAATTCTCCATGTAGGTTTATTAATGCCAATAATGTTCTTATTTGCAGGGTCGCAAATTGCCAATGATTGCGCATAAGGATCTACCGTTGGAATAATAGTTGAAAATTCCAACTCAATAGTAGTAAAACGACTCATGTTAATTGCACCAGCTGGTTGCGTGTCTAATGGAGAATTTGTCATACCAAAGCTATAAAAATAAACACCGTCTGGCAAGTTGCTTCCAGTTCTTAACCATTTTTCAATATAATTATACACACCGTTTGGTTGGTCATTTTCTCTATAAGAACCATCTAATAAAATTCCCATGGCAGTTAATATAGTGCTCTGATTTTCCAAGTTGAAATTTCCTGTAACATACCAACCAGTTAAATCACCATTTGCATTTACTCCTGGACCAATATTTGTAGTGGTTGTTGTTCCATCAGGATTTACGCGCGTAATAGGAAAGAATCCACTTGTTGGAGCAGGAGAAATATCATAAGGCAAATAGTTATATGGCCAGTTGGAATAGTTTGACCATTCATTGCGCAAATTTACATCACTTCTCTGGAAATAAAACATATAATTGGAAACCATACCCAATGAATCTAATTGCACTTTATTTGTGCCTGTTACATTATAAAACTTTTGTTCTCTTACTTGTTTAAATAAATATTTTTGTTCTTGAAGAGCAAAAATTCTGGATTCTTCGTTGGAGAGAAAACAATAAGTGCAATTTAAATGTATATCGGCGTTCCAAAGCGTGCGCGTGTCTGTATAGTCTTCTATTGCCAATGCAACAGATGGTGGTGTTTGCAAAAACCTGTAGAATTGCATATACCATTGATTAAAATTGGGTGCAACATATGGATAATTATTTTCGCTGTCAAACACATCACGAATGCGGAATAATTCTTGAATTGGCCTCATTGTAACATTAATGTGCAACTCGTTATACTGAAGCGCAACAAGTGGAAACGCCATTTGAGTTTTATAATTAAACCAACTACCAATAGGTATATATAAAATTCTACCACGAATAGAAGGTTCCGCGCTGGCAGTTTCTCCGGCATAATAAGCATTAGGGTAAGAGTTCACGCGAGCTCCAGAGTTGGCCGGATCATTCAATGCTGGAGTGTTTCCAGTCATATTATCAAACAAAAGTTTTTTAGTTCCTCCAAGTTCCCTTTCCACCAAGAGTTTAATATAATCTCCACTATATTCTTGCAAAGTTTGATTTCCGCATGTAATAGTAATACGAGATATCATTAAAGATCCCAAATTATCAATCCATCGGAATCCATATGGTACCCAAACTCCACTATTATTCATTTGAGACATTTCGTCTGTATTAGGGGGCATAATTGGACTCCAAATGTTAGGCAACTCAACACTTAAATAACAATCCATTAATAAATCGGCGTATCTTGGTATTTTAAAAGTAAAATTAGATTCTTCTGACAAACGCAATGTTTTTGACCCATCAAAATCAACGCGAAATTTTTGCATTCCAAAGTTTGTATAACGAGCATATGTCGCTTTAAAAAAAGTTTTTGATGGATTTCCGTTTAATATAATATTTTGTTGGCCTTCACTAACTAATTGCATTAATCCTCCTGCCATGATTTAGATATATTATACAGATAAATTATATTTTTAACTAATTTGATTGATTAATTATATTATAAAATTAGTATAATATAATAGAGAGACATGGATGCAACTAGCAAAACAACAAATATGATGAATATGATTAAAAATCTTAAGGAAAATTTTGTTATTTACATGTTATTTAGCATGATAATAATTTTTATAATAATAATGTTGTGGTATTACTTGTACATGAGAAACTTAGTAAATCGCGAATGCTCTGCAATGGATAGAGTATTTTCTACTTTAAATGGATCTATTAAGTCTTTAAATTCAAGCGACCCCAATTGCAAATATACTTTTAAGGATTATTATATTAAAACGGCTTACAATTGTTGCAGCCCAGGAACATACAAAAATGATTATGTTTCAACATGCGCCCTAAAAGATGTATTAAAGCAAGGAGTTCGTGGATTGGATTTTGAAGTTTTTTCAATGGGTGACCAACCCGTTGTTGCAACTTCTACAGTTGATAGCAATTATATTAAGGAAACCTACAACTATGTTCCTTTCTCCGAAGTATTAAACATTATTACAAACTACGCCTTTGCTACAAGTACTGCACCAAACGCGAAAGACCCAATTATTATGCACATAAGATTTAAGAGCTCAAATCAAAAGATGTTCCAAAACTTTGCAAACCTGATTAAAAATTATGAGAGATTCTTCTTGGGACCAGCATATAGTTTTGAGCAGAATGGGACAAACTTTGGCAATACACCTCTTTTGGAATTAACAAAAAAGAGCACAATTGTTTTAATTGTTGACAAGTCCAATAATTCATTTATGGATTGCAAAGATTTTTACGAATATGTGAACTTGACAAGCAACTCTATTTTTATGCGAGCGTTACACTATTATAATGTTAAAAATACACCAGATTTATCAGAATTGCAAGAATACAATAAGCAAAATATGAGTATATCCATGCCGGATGTTGGAACAGACCCACCAAATCCAAGTGCCATAGTTTGCAGAGAAACGGGATGTCAAATGATTGCAATGATGTATCAAAAGAATGACACAAATTTACAAGAGAATAATGCATTCTTTGACAACTCGGGTTATGCATTCACATTGAAACCCGAGAAACTAAGATATATTCCTGTGATTGTAAAAACACCTCCTCCACAAAACCCAGGTCTTTCTTTCCAAACAAGAAGCGTCAAGAGTGATTACTACGCTTTCAATATTTAATACAACCTTTTCAAATTAATTATTGTGTTATGAAAAATAAAATAATACAATAATATATTAACATGCCCAAGACAAGAAAAAATGGAAGAAAATCAAAAAGGTTGACAATGTGTAAAAGTCGTTATGCGTTGTGTACATCAGCTCCTTGCAAACCAATAAAGAATAAACCAGGAAAAAGTAGTTGCAAATGCACTATAGAAAACGGTTATAATTTTGCCACAAGACCTTGCAACACACTTAAGGCGCATAAAACAAAGAATGGAACACGCCGCATTTACTCAACATTTTCAATCAATGAGATGCACGATGGCAAACGAATTACCGAGTGCCCAAAATCAACCGAATGGTCTGATTGCTTGAATCACATATGCGTTGTTGATCCAAAGAATTCAAAAAAGGCAATATGCGAGTGCGCATTAAGAAAAACCAACAAGAATTGGTTCACCATGGGGGCTAATAATCATCACAAATATTGCAAAGAAAGCAAATGGTCTGGAGCTCACAAGGCCGATTTTTACGCTACGAGAAAATTTTGGAATGGTTATTTTGCAAAGAAGACTCACAAAGACGGTAAAATAATTGGAAACCCAAATGGCATTATAAATAGATTAAAATAATAAAACAAAACTTTTCATCCTTCAATTGTGTGATTCTCTCCACACAGCACACATTCCCAGCAAAGAATTGCATCGCACCCGTTCGCATCAATGTCGCTGCATCTTTTCCATTTATCATCTCCATTGATCAGTTTTTGACAATTGCTGCAGGGGTGCATACCGGGGTTTCCAGTATTTTCATCTCCAAAAGCATTATCGCACCAGCAATCGTCATCGCTGCATAAGCAACGCAAACCATATTTGTCCATAAACTGGTCGCGTTTATCCGAGTCCTCACAATCGTCGCAAATTGCGAATCGTGTGTTGAACTCAGCGCCTTCTGTCTGTTGAGCTCCACACATATCGCATATTCCTGTATCATTCTCTATCATCTTATCCGTCAATAGAGGACCCCTTTCATTCTCCACAATTGCAGACATGTCTGCTTTTGTTTAATTGGTTAGAAAAAGAAAGTCAATTTTTTTCTTTTAATAATATAAGACTATTAAATGAAAAACATATGCGATAAATCAATGAATTTCCAAGAATGCGAATTAGCAATATTAAGAAGTGCTGTAGATAAAGCCGAGGAGCGTTCAGGAAGAGCTGTGGCCAATTCAGCCGAAGTTAAAAAGATAATTGGTATCGTAGAGAATTTTATTCGTAGGAAAAAGGTGATATGCTATGGAGGAACTGCAATTAACAATATTTTACCAAAACAAGACCAATTTTACAACACAGAAGTAGAAATACCCGATTACGATTTTTTCTCTCCAAATGCGTTAAATGACAGCAAGGAATTAACGGATGATTATGTGAATGCTGGATTTTTAGAAGTAGAAGCCAAGTCTGGACAGCACAAGGGAACCTACAAAGTGTTTGTTAATTTTATACCAGTTGCTGACATAACTTTTTTACACAAGGAGATATACA